TTGGCCGGGTGAGTATGGCCGCGTGGCGATCAACTTCTACGCCTATGATACTGCCGGCAACCGTGGTATCGCCTGCGGCCTGAACGGCGTGGCGCTGCTTGGCTATGGCGAACCGATTGACGGTCGCATCGCTGCGGAGGACGCCTTCAACGACGGCTTCGAAGACGACATCGACGACGAACTCTAAGCCCCAGGGGCGGTGCGGATACCGCATCGCCCTTTCCTTTTAGGAGGTACACATGAATATTCTTGTCGCGTGCGAGGAATCGCAAGCGGTAACCATCGAGCTTCGCAGGCTGGGACATGAGGCGTATTCGTGCGACCTGCAAGAGTGCTCCGGTGGGCATCCAGAATGGCATCTGCAAGTGGACGCGCTGGAACTGCTCAAGATGACATGGGATATGATCATCGCGTTTCCGCCATGCACATACATGACGAATGCCGGAGCAGTCCGGATGCGCGTACGGGGGGTAATCCAGCAGGAGCGATACGAGAAAGCTATGCAGGCAAAGGAGTTCTTTATGGCTTTTTATAACGCTGATTGCCCTAGGATCGCCATCGAAAACCCTACGCCGATGAAGCTGATTGGACTTCCTGAGTATACGCAGGCTATACAGCCATATGAGTACGGTCATCCGTACAGTAAGAGGACTTGCCTTTGGCTGAAGGGTCTGCCAAACCTGGTGCCCACGCAGATTATGGCACAACACGAACCTTATGTGAATGGCGGCTGCAAGGATGCTCACGGTAATTACCGGCGGTTTCAGGGCAGAAAAGAACGAGACCCGAAAACAAGATCAAAAACCTTCTCCGGCATTGCAAAGGCGATGGCGGAGCAGTGGGCCGGGGAGGTGCTGCTCGGTGAGTAAAGAGATCAAATCCCCGACGGCAAAACAGATCATCGCCAAGCTGAACGACCCGGCCTACCAGATCAACCGGCTGGCCAAGGCGATCCACGAGGACGCAGACCAGCATGGACTGTGGGACGACTTCCGTGAGGCGATGAAGAAGTACGAAGATAAGCCGAACTACTTCTACGATTCCATCGTTCGCTACTACGCCACGAACGTGGTGGCCGGTGAGGTGAGTGAACTGAGAAACGCTCACGAGAACAGGAAGCACTACGCTGAAGAGGCGGCGGATGTGGTTATTGCTATGCTGTCCACCTCCGTGGAGATGGGCGTTGACATTGGCGCGGAGATCGTGGCCAAGATGCAGATCAACCACAAGCGTCCGCACAAGCACGGAAAGGAGACCTGCTATGAACCAACACCTCTTTAAGAATCTGCTGGCCAAGTACATTTGCTTTGTGCTGGCGTGGATGTTCATCGGATGCACGGCTGCAGCGCTGCTGACATCGCTGTTCATGCTTATCGGCATGATGGCTGGCGAATGGGCCTTGCTGCATGTGGTTGCCATGCTGGGTATCACAGCTGGGTTTGGCATCCTGACGGCATGCTTCATCGCCTTGTACGAGTCGCTCGGCGGTACGTTCTTCGGAACGGAGGAGAAGGGGCATGGCTAAAGTAGGAATCGATCTGGAGACTTTCAGCAGCGTAGAACTGAAGAAGTGCGGCGTGTTCAAGTACGTTGAATCGCCGGACTTCGAGATCCTGCTGGTCGGAATCTCTCTTGACGGAGAGAACGCAGACGTCTTTGATGCGAAGTGCGCAAGCACAGAAGAGGTTGAGGACTTCAAGGCGTGGCTTCTCAAGTGCCTGACCGATCCGCAATACACCAAGACCGCATGGAACGTTGGGTTCGAGCACACCTGCCTGAGCAAGTGGCTGGGCGTGGAACTACCGATCGAGCAGTGGCGTGACACAATGGTTACAGCAGCGACCCTCGGCCTGCCGATGGGGCTAGGCGACGCCGGCAAAGCACTGGGCCTCCCGGATGACAAGCAGAAGATCAAGGAAGGCAGAGCCCTTGTCAAGTATTTCTGCACGCCGTGTAAGCCGACTAAGGCGAACGGCGGAAGGACCAGAAATCTGCCGGAGCATGATCCGGAAAAGTGGGCGCGCTTCATCGAGTACAACCGGCAGGACGTGGTTGCCGAGAACGCCATCGGAGAAAAGCTGGAGGCGTATCTGCCATCCGAGGAAGAGCACGCCGCGTGGGTGCTAGACCAGAAGATCAACCGGCGCGGCGTGGGCGTGGACATGGACTTTGTTCACGCAGCAGTTCGAATGAGCGAGGAGCACAGCGCCATGCTTGAGCAGGAACAGAAGGCGCTCACTGGATTGGGAAACCCCAATAGTGTGGCCCAGCTCAAGGGCTGGCTCGGTCATGAAGGCAGTCTTGACAAGAAGGCTGTGGTCAAGATGAAGAAGGAAGAAAGCGGAGATCGGCTCCGCGTACTGGAGATCCGGCAGGAGCTGGGCAAGAGCAGCATCGCGAAGTACGCTGCAGCGAAGAACTACTGCTGCGAAGACGGTCGGGTAAGAGGCATGTTCCAGTTCTACGGGGCAAGCCGAACAGGTCGATGGTGTCTGACCGGCGATCATGAGGTTCTTACCGACGAAGGCTGGGTTCGCCTCGACGCGTGGAAAGGTGGACCTATCGCATGCTGGAATCCAGCGAATGAGATTGTCTCTTTCCAACCGTCGAAGGCGTTGTCCTTCTTCTACGATGGCATGATGTTCCACTATCAGGACACGCGGATCGATCAGATCAGCACACCCGATCACAAGATGCGCTTCAAGCGCAGATATGACGGTGAGTGGACAACCGGTACCGTGGCTGATATGTGCACCTGCCGACCGAGCATCCCGTTCTACGGGCACAAGGTGCAGAGCTCCAGAGGCAACAGCAAAAACCTCAGGGTGCTGGTCATGGTTCAGGCTGACGGGTGCTTCACGGAGTCTGGCGCAGTGCGCTTGAGATTCAAGAAGGACCGAAAGGTTCAGCGATGCAAGAAGCTGCTCCGCGAAGCCGGGATCGAATACACCTTCGCTGTCTATGACGGCGCGCCTCAGTTCACGATCCCCGCCAGAAAGGTGCCTCTCTGGCTGCGCATGTTCTCCGATAAGACGTTCGGCCCCTGGCTGTTCGACGAGAACGACGACGTATTCTTCGAGGAGATCCTCTACTGGGATGGCTACAGAGCTGGACCGAACAGCACCCAGTACGTAACAACAAACAAGACCAACGCCGATATGGTGCAGGCCTTCGCACACATCACGGGCAGGAGTGCGGTGATCAAAGAGAAGACGCGGGATATGCCACGCTGGAATACGGCGTACTACGTTGATATCTGCGATAACCTGAAGAACTGCCACGAGATCCGCGTGAAGCCGAAGATCTCCGAGTATGTCGGTGGGATCTACTGCGCCGAGACGCCGACGGGGTTCTTCCTCGTGCGAAGAGGTGGGAAGGTTTGGGTGACCGGCAACTCGGGACGTGGTGTTCAATTGCAAAACCTCGCCCAGAACCACATCCCCGATCTGGCACAGGCCCGAGAGATGGTGAGGCAGGGCGACCGGGAAGGCGTGGCCATGCTGTATGACAGTGTGCCGGATACCCTGAGCCAGCTGATCCGCACGATGTTCGTGCCGAAGGAAGGATGCACCTTTGCTGTGGCTGACTTCGCTGCGATCGAGGCGCGCGTGATCGCGTGGCTTGCAGACGAGCAGTGGCGGCAGGATGTATTCGCCCAAGGCGGCGACATCTACTGTGCATCGGCCAGCCAGATGTTCCACGTCCCCGTGGTCAAGCACGGCGTGAACGGGCACCTCAGACAGAAAGGCAAGATCGCAGAGCTGGCCCTCGGCTACGGCGGCAGTCCGGCGGCACTGGTCAACATGGGCGCGCTGGACATGGGTCTCAGCGAGGGGGAGCTACCGGACATCGTATCCCGCTGGAGAGCCGCCAGCCCCAACATCGTAAACCTGTGGCATCGGGTCAACGAGGCGATGATCAGAGCGGTCAAGTACCGAGAGCCGACGGAGCTGGGCCACGGGCTGTCCATGTGGCGGACGAACCGGCTGCTCCACGTCCAGCTGCCCAGCGGACGGGCGCTGCGGTACTTCCATCCGCAGATGACGAAGAACCGTTTTGGCAGCGACAGCATCAAATACCAGAGCTATGATGCAGGCAAGTGGGGCTGGGCAGAGAGCTACGGCGGGAAGATGACGGAGAACATTGTTCAGGGCATCGCCCGAGACTGCCTGCGGGATGCGATGCTGAGTGTTGCACTTCGCTACCCGGACATTGTGATGCACATCCACGATGAAATGGTCGTTGAGGTGCCGACAAGATGCGCAGAGCTGGCGCTGAAGGATATCAGCGCAGTCATGGGCAGACCTATCCCGTGGGCACCCGGTCTGCTGCTGCGCGGAGACGGGTACCTTTGTAGCTTCTATCAAAAAGATTGAGGAGGAAAATAAATGACGAGAGAAGAGATGGTCGGCATTCTGTCGATCCACTGTGACAACGAGACGTGCGAACATTGCCCAATCTACGGCTACGCAGACGAGGAGCGCTTTGAATGTACCTTCGGAAAGCTCAGTGTTTCCCAGCTAACTACGCTTATTGAGCGGCTGCATGGGGAGCGTCGGGCAGAAGACAGTGGTGCTACGCCGAACGAGGAAGTCGCCCCGGCCACCGAGACCAGCCTGAAGGACGCCATTCATCCGCATCACTACAAGCTGCCGGGTGGCATGCAGGTGATCGACGTGGAGGTGGCCATGTTCGGCAGAGAGGCGGTGATGCACCACTGCCTCTGCACGGCAGCTGAGTATATCCTCAGAAGCCAGCAGAAGAACGGCACCGAGGATATCAAGAAGGCGCACTGGTGGCTGTGCAAGTACATCGAACTGGAGGGCTCGAAGGATGAGTGAGCAAGAGATCGCGCTGGCGTGCGGAGGCCGAATTAAGGCGCTTCGTAAGGAGAAGGGAATAAGACAATACGTTCTGGCGAGGAAAATTTTCGTCGAGAATGCTGCGATCCGTAAATGGGAGCGAGGAGTGCGTCTCCCGAAAGCCTACAGCCTGCTGCTTCTTGCCGAAGCGCTTGGCACGACTGTTCAGTATCTGCTTACTGGGGAGGATGTAACAAATGAAAGTAACCATTGTGAATTGCCCAACTGACCCGGACGCGCTGGCCGGCTGGGCGGCGGCGCTCTGTACCAACTCCAGCAATCCGGAGAGATCCTTCGACAATGCCGTGGATAGCGGCCATTTCTCTGTGTTGGAGCACGCCAACTTCACCTTTGAGATCGAAGGCGTGAGCCGGGCGTTGCTGGCCCAGCTGACGCGCCACCGCATCGCGAGCTTCAGCGTGTCCAGCCAGCGCTACATCAGGCAGGACACCGGCGAGTGTTTTCCGTACGTCGTGCCGCTCAAAATCCGAGGGCTGGGAGAGTACGCGATCCGTACGTTCGACCACCAGATGAAGACGATCAACGGATGGTACAAGGAGTGGCGCGACGAGATCCGCGAAGCCGGCGGATCGCAGCGCGAGGCCAACGAGGACGCCAGATTCGTGCTGCCGATGGCTGCTTCTACGAAACTGGGCATGACCATGAACATGCGTGAGCTGCTGCACCTCTTTGAGCTGCGCTGCTGCAACTGCGCGCAGTGGGAGATCCGCGAGCTGGCGTGGCTGATGCTCATGGAGTGCCGCAAGGTCGCCCCGAAGACCTTTGAAACCGCTGGCCCCGGCTGCGTCCGCGGCATGTGCCCTGAGAAAGTGAGCTGCGGCAGACCGTACGCTCGTGTGAAATAAGAGGAGGACAAAAGATATGATTACCAAGACGATGACCATCGACCAGATGATCACCATGGCGCAGGCTGCGCTGAATCAGGATATCGTGAAGCTGGAGGCCCAGAGCAACGCCGCTCTGAAGGTCTTCATGGACACCGAAGAGAAGCTGAAGGCCGTCAATGAGAAGCTGTCTGCAGACATCGAGAAGCTGGAGGCGATGGAGCATGCTCTGGCTGAGCGTCGCGAGCAGGCTGCGAAGCTGATGGTCAGGAACGAGATCACCATCAAGAACATCCGCAGCATTACGGAGGCGTGAGCAAGATGATCAAACTCAGCGAACTGCTTGATAAGGTCAGCGAGGAGCAGGACACCGAGATTATTATCTCCGGCGTTGGCGCGGTGCAGGGCGAAGCTGATGTGCTTATCGGCGTTCTTAACAGCGAAACTACGAGTCTGGTTGTATCCGACATCGGAGTCTACGAGGGTCACCTCCGGCTGTGGGTCGAGGAGGAATGAACAGCAATGATGAAACAGGAGATGCTCTGCACCTGCGATATCTGCGGTGCATCCGAGAAGGCTCAACGTGTCTCTGGACAGTACAACGAAGCGACCTACAAGGAGGGATCCTGAGTGGAATACATGAAGCCATGTCCCTTCTGCGGCGGCACAAAACTCAAGGTCGACACTAAGCAGAAGCTCGACGGGTACTGTGAGATCGGCGGAAGAGTAAACGCCGTAACTGCTTCTGTTCGATGCTCATTCTGCCACGCCAGAGGATCGACCGCAGGAGGCAAGACGGTGGACGGCCGCAGATACGAACGGTACAAGCAAGAGCTGCCTAAGTGGGCAACGACCTACGACGACCTCAAACGCAGAGCTATTGATATGTGGAACTACAGGGTAGGCGAAGGAGGGTAAATGAATCACGACGGTATTCTTACGATCAGCACTGGCCTGAGCCGCAGGGAGACTGACTGGAAACCGAAGAGGCTGATGTGGGGAGAGCTGTGCGAACAGCTCTCCTCCACCCGCTATACGGCAGAGACTGAGGCAGAGTACGCGGCGATGGACAGGACTGCGCGCGGCGAGGTGAAGGATGTCGGCGGCTTTGTCGGCGGCGAACTGACCAGCGGCCAGCGCAAGAACGGCAATGTCCGCAGCAGGCAGCTGCTGGCGCTCGACGCCGACTTTGGTACGCCGGATCTCTGGGGTGAGTACCAGATGATGTTCGACTGGGCGTGCCTGATGCACACGACCCACAGCCACACGGCCAAGGAGCCAAGGTACCGCATGTTCTTCCCGCTCACGCGCAGCGTATCGGCGGTGGAGTATGAAGCGATCGGCCGGCGCGTGGCGCAGGAGATCGGCATTGAACTGTTCGACGACACCACCTATCAGGCAGCGCGCCTGATGTACTGGCCTTCCACCCCGAAGGACGGAGAGTTCAAGGTGTGGACGATGGACGGCCCGTGGATTGACCCGGACGAGATCCTTGCCACCTACAGCGACTGGCGCAACGTGGCCGAGTGGCCGATGAGCCAGCGCCGCACGAAGGAGATTCACCAGTACGCCAGCAGACAGCAGAGCCCGCTGGAAAAGAAGGGTGTAGTCGGCGCATTCTGTCAGACCTACACCGTGACGCAGGCGATTAACAAGTATATCCCCGGCGCATACACGGAGACGGACGACCCGAAGCGCTGGACCTACACGGGCGGCAGCACGGTCGGCGGTCTGGTGATCTACGATGATGACCTGTTTGCCTACAGCCACCACGACACAGACCCTGCTGGTTCGCAGCTATGCAACGCGTTTGATCTGGTGCGCATCCATCTGTACGGAAGGCTGAGCAAGGAGCAGAGCTTCGAGGAGATGCGCAAGCTCTGTGCTAAGGACAAAGATGTCCAGACCAAACTGGACGAGGTCATCCACGCGAACGCGACCAAGGTATTCCAGGATCCTGAGGGCAAGGATGTGCTGGTGCGCCGGGAGTCGGACTACACGGAGCAGGGCAACGCCATTCGCATGAAGGACGACAACGGCGACGTGCTCAGATACCAGCCGGGTCTTGGATGGTGCGCATGGGACGGACAGGTATGGGAGACCGGCGCTGAAGGCAGGGCTTGGTACCTTGTGATGGCACAGGCAGACAAGCTGGGCATGGAGGCCGAGCGCATGATGCAGCTGGCCCCGCGCGGCGAAGGCAAGGAGAAGACGCCGGAGCAGAAGGAAGCAGAGCGCGCCTTCGCGTGGGCGCAGAGATGCCGGAGCTACAGCAACCAGCGCAACACCCTGTCCGCAGCCAGCAAGCTGATGGAGGCCGGAGACATCGACGAGTTCGACCCGGATCCGTGGCTGCTGAACACGCCGGCAGGCGTAGTGGATCTGCGCACGGGCGAGATGCGGGAGCACGAGAGCAAGTACATGTGTACCAAGATCACCAGCGTGGCGCCGAGGATGAACAAGCCTGCTCCGAAGTGGAAGGAGTTCCTGCACCAGGTGACCGGCGGCGACGCTGAGTTCGAGCGTTACCTTCAGATGGTGGCAGGCATGGCCTGCGTGGGCAAGGTGTACGAGGAAGGTCTGGTCATCAGCTATGGCCCAGGAAGCAACGGCAAGAGCACACTCTTCGCTGTATGGCAGGAGCTGCTGGGCAGCTACTCCGGCACCATCCGCAACGAGGTGCTCGTGGGTAACAAGAACGGCAGCGAGGTGCAGGGTGCGGCGCAGCTGCGCGGCATGCGCCTCAGTGTGACCAGTGAGCTGGAGGAAGCGACGCGCATGAACCTGTCGCTTCTGAAGCGACTGACCTCACGCGATAGGATCAGCGCGCGCCCGCTCTATCACGACCCGATCGAGTTCACCCCGACGCACACCCTCATCCTGCACACGAACCACCTGCCCCGCCTGAGCAGCTGTGATGACGGCACGAAGCGCCGCATCGCCATCGCCCCGTTCCTCTCCAGCATCCCGCCGGAGAAGAAGATCATGGACTTCGCCGGTGTGCTGGTGAGGGAGGAAGGACCAGAAATCTTGGGCTGGATGATCGAGGGCGCGATCGAGTTCTACAAGGCGAACACGAAGCTGACGAAGCCGAAGGTCGTGCTCGATGCCACGGCTGAGTATTTTGCCAGCGAGGATAAGATCGGCCGCTTCATTACAGAGTGCTGCGAGATCACGCCTGACGCCAAGACTGCGTCGAGTCATCTGTACCGTGCGTACTGCGACTGGTGCCGGACGGAGAACCTGCACCCCGGCGGATCCCAGCCCTTCGCTCGTAGCCTGACCGGACGCGGCTTCGAGAAGACCAAGAAACCCCAAGGCATGTTCTTCCTTGGTCTGTCTCTTGGCGAAGAGTATGGTCTGTGACGGATGTGCAGGATGAACACTGAAAACCATAGGCTAAAAACCATAGCGTGAGCACTGAGTATGCAGGATATGCAGGCTAAATACTAATAGTCCATATGAGGGTTTGAAAATAAAACCATATATAGAACTCTTGGGTTACACCTGCACATCCTGCATACCTGCTTTTTCGCTGATTCACGAAAGGAGTGTATATGCGGAATGCTGGAAAGCAGTATCGAGGCCGGGCTGCGAGAACAGGTGATCAAGCACGGCGGTATGTTTCTGAAATTCACAAGCCCCGGACAAGTCGGAGTGCCTGACAGGATCATCCTTGACCATGGCAGGGTGATCTTCGTGGAACTGAAGCAGACCAACGGCAGGCTGCGTCCTGCGCAGGAGGTTATGATCAGGCGCATGCGCAAGCAGGACGCGGACGTTCGGATTGTGTACGGCCCTGCCGGAGCGAGGGCGTTGGTGAAGGAGCTGTGGCCGGATGAGTAAGGTACAGGTTAAGTGCGATTGGTGTGGGCGGAGCATCGAGAAGTACCCAAGCAAGATTATGCCGCACAATTTCTGTAGCCGCCAATGCTTGGGGGAATTCTCTTCAAGAGAGAAGAACCCGGATGGATACGCAGGCCTGAAAGATTACACTGGGCAGAGCCGGAACATGAGCGAGATCAACAGGCGGCTGAACCCTGAACGCATGACGACGGAAACCAGAACAAAGCTGCGGGCTGCGCATCTGGGAGTGGGCGAGGGCCGGACGTACACGAAGAGGTACGGGCGGCACGAGCACCGCGTTGTAGCGGAACAGATGCTGGGGCGTCCACTTCGCAAGGGAGAGGTCGTCCATCATATCAACAGGAACAAGAGGGACAACAGGCCGGAGAACCTAATGGTCTTCGGTTCACAGAAAGAGCATGCCAAGTGGCACAAGGAGCACGACAAGGAGGTGATGCCCGATGAGGTTCGTTCCGCATAAGTACCAGACCTACGCAATCGACAAGGTTGTGCAGCAGGAGAAGGTTGGTCTTTTTCTGGACATGGGCCTTGGTCTACGGCAAGACGGTCATCACGCTGACCGCTATCGCCCAGCTGCACGAGGACTTCGCCATTGGTAAGGTGCTGGTCATTGCACCACTTCGTGTGGCGCAGACAGTCTGGGCAACCGAGGCGCAGAAGTGGGATCATACGAAGCACCTGAGAGTGAGCAAGATCCTTGGCGACTATGGCGAGCGCATGGCTGGGCTGAATGCTACGGCGGATGTGTACGTGACCAACAGGGAGAACGTGGCGTGGCTGGTGTCTGAGTTGCGAGGGAAGTGGCCTTTCGATATGGTCGTGATCGACGAGCTGTCGAGCTTCAAGAACAGAGCAAGCGAGAGGTTCAAGGCGCTGCGTCGTGTGCTGCCCATGATCCACAGGCTGGTAGGCTTGACGGGCACGCCTGCGCCCAACGGGCTGATGGATCTGTGGAGCCAGATCAATTTGCTGGATCAGGGCGAGAGGCTGGGGAGAACTCTGACTGCGTATCGTGACGCCTTCTTCTCCCCGGGCAGGAGAAACGGGCACATCGTTTACAACTGGGTGCCCAAGCCCTTCGCAGAGGAAGAGATCATGAGCAGGCTGGAGGGTCTGTGCGTGAGCATGAAGAGCAGCAACCATCTGGATATGCCGGAGTGCGTGTACAATCAGGTGCCTGTGGTCCTTGAGGACACAGCCATGGCGTACTACAAGGAGATGGAGAAGGAGCAGATCATCGAGCTGCGCGGTGAGGAAATCACAGCGGCCAATGCTGCGGCTGTGGCTGGCAAGCTGATGCAGATGACGGGCGGCGCTGTCTACGATGAGCACGGCGGGCACATGAAGATGAGCAAGGCCAAGCTGGATGCGCTGGAAGAGATCATCGAGAGCGCGCAGGGCAAGCCGGTGCTGGTGTTCTATCAGTTCAGGCATGAGCTGCCCAGACTGCTGGAGAGATTTCCACAGGCTGTGGCGCTGAAGGATGCCAAAGATGTGGAGCGCTGGAACGAAGGACGGATTCCCGTGCTGCTGGCCCATCCGGCAAGCGCTGGACACGGCCTGAACTTGCAAAGAGGCGGGCACATCATGGTGTGGTACACCCTGACGTGGAACCTTGAGCACTATCAGCAGGCATGCAAGCGCCTGCACAGGCAGGGCCAGAAGAACACGGTCATCATCCACCATCTGGTGGCCAAGGATACAATCGACGAGCAGATCATGCGGGTGTTGGAAGGCAAGGCCAGCATCCAGGACGCAGTGATGGAGGCATTCGAGTGCGAGACAGAGAGCTGAAGAGTGTAAGCATCGGCAGGTGGAGATACCTTGAGCTGAAGGCCTTCTGCCGGCAGTACGAAGAGAAGAAACACACGGCGGCCCAGCTGCTTGGGGTATCCAGTCCGAGGATGGACGGCATGCCGGGTGGAAGAGGCGGCGCAGGTGATCCTGTGCATGCGGCTGTGCTTCGCAGGGAGCGGCTGCTTGATGACTGCGAGAAGATCGAGCAGGCGGCTGTGGCTGCGGATCCTGTGGGCTACAGGGCGATCATCAAGAACGTGACGCAGGGTATCAGGTACGAGGAGACAGGATACTATGGTTGCAGGTCTGACTTCTTCAGGGCGAGGCGCAGATTCTTTGCGGCTCTTGATGAAAGTTTGGGACCGAAGGGGCAGAGAATGTCAGTATAATACAGGTGTTCGTGGGAGTAACTCGTGTAGTTCTTCTATTGGATTTCTTCTTTCGAAAAGCATGCGGGCCCAGTTCCTTTCCCGCATGCTTTTTATTTGGGGACTGACGGGGCAACGCCGTGTAGTAGAATACATCCCGGGCAGGGGACGAAGAGGGAAAGCATTGTGCATAGATCCTCCTTTCGGTGAAAAGACCCACAGCTGTTTGAGCGGCACAGCTGTGGGTCTTTTTTTTTTTATGTAG